CACGTCGATCCAAAACCAAGTTCACTCAAATCCACGTATCAGTTCCGGTAACTGTACTTGCTGAGTTCGATCATACCCTGGCGTTTAACGACTCCAGGAGTAAGAAGATTAGCAAATTGATGCTCGACTACGCACGTAATGATGGCGATCCATTAGAGGATTACTCCAGGAGAGAACTTGTCGAGCATTTGCAATGGCAATTCGACAAAGACTCTTCAGAAGACGTACTAATTCAAGCACTGTTGAAACTGCTTTAGTTATCAACGTCTTGAGACTCTTCTTTGATGATCGAGATAATTGCTTCAGTATCAGTAATCTCGTATTCTTCCATGCGCACGTAGTAATTTATTGACGACGCATATCCGAAATTGAATACTTGTGGCAGTAGAATCTGTAAATCTCTGACGACAATATGATCTGGATCTACCAAGGAGAAGAAAGTTGTTCGATAACCTGCTCCTGCATTGTAAGATGCCCAGGCAATTTCACGATTATCCGATGCTCTTGGAAGTGCTGCAGCAACTGGCTCAAGTGAAAGTGCCAAATGTGCTTGAACTTCTGTGCTACGTCCAGTTGAAGTATTGCCGATCATGTCCGACGGCCATACCCGAAACTCCACGATCTTGTATCCAACGTTGATTCTTCCATCGTCTAATACCAAGAGTATCTTGGCTGAATTAGGAACAGCAGCATCTGTTTGTTCAGGGATGTCGATAGTTCCCCTTAGAGTACGTGTCTTTCCCGATAGTCTCATTTCATCTTCCTCCGTAGTTTGTGAGCATATCGCATGATATCAGCCTGTGTTCTACCGGCACGTAGGTCTCCGTTCTTCTTACGGTACTTCTCATTGGCTGCTTTGAGGGCTTTAGACATGTTCTTGTTCCCTTTACGACGTGCAGCCGACACACGCTTACGTGGACCAGCTGCCGGAGCATTGTTACCCAGTACACCGATTTGTTCACCAATAAACTCACTAATGCCTCTTACAGCGGTTGGAGCAACAGCAGCGACGCCTGGAGGGAGTCCAGCACGTACGGCTGCTCCACGTACAAGTTGATCCGCGATCATACGCAATAACTCGGCTTGAGCGAGTTGTTCCTCTCTTGTGGCTATGTTAATCGCCTCACTGTTGTGAAAGTGCGAGTGCCATTGCTGCTGCTTGAGTCATGGTCTCTACAGTGCATTCTAAAACGATTGAAATCTCAGTTACCGAGTTCACTGCTTGATCTACACCAAGATACATTTGTTCAACTGCAATTAGGTATCCATCGGTGAAATCTTGTGGCCCGACGTCAAGATGATCGTTAGCCAGGGCGAGAGTGTCCACGTCGGTTGATGCCAGGAGCAATTTACCAGAGGAAACAACGCTACGGTTCGTTAGAGGGACCATTGCCGATTGTGACTGAGTAGTCAATTGGAATGCGACGTTTGCAGTGTTACCTGCAGCAGGAATGCCGAGAACTTCCATTGGGGCTCCATATTGAACGGAGATGTTGTGGATCCGAAGAACGGATTTACCCAGGGCATCGACATATGCTCCAAGATCAATTGCCGATTGTGCAAAGTTGGTTGTATCAGTTGTTGTGCTTGCTCGTATGAAGAAAGAATCAGTTCTTGCCATAAACCTATGATGATAGGAGATAGTGTATAGTATTAGTGCAGTGTAAGCAATACTTGACCTATACCGGAGTAGGTGGTAGATAGGTACGCAGTACCCCACCTATGGATCTAATCAAGGATTTTACGGGATTGATTGGCCAATCATTAAGAGGGAATGGCCCGTCGGAGTAACATGAACGCCAATGATCATGACAAAATAGCCGACAAATTGCTTCAATACTGGGGTAGGATGCCAAATGCAGTCAACGTATGCAACCAATCAACTAAGAAAGCCATTTACATTACTCAAATTAGGATCGATGATCTGATCAAAGCCATCGAAAACTTAGCCAATTGTCTTGAGATTGAGGGATTTGAATGAGCGCACGTCGATCCAAAACCAAGTTCACTCAAATCCACGTATCAGTTCCGGTA